CTAGGCATTGCGCGCGCAAGTTAATTAATAATCTATGATCTCCTTAAGAAACGCCGCTTAACTTCCAGCGCGCCCATTCGCAAAGTGCAGATCTTCGTTTCGCCCTAATCGCCTGATGCCACTCATTACTCAGGCCGAGGCAGCACGAGTTCTCGGCATATCGCCACCGGCGATTAACCAGGCCATCCGCCAAGGGCGGATTAAGCTCGTCACCGACGAGAACGGGAAAAAGCGCATCGACGCAGCAACACTCGCTGAGGACTACCGCCGAAAAACGCAAACCAAAAAGACTACCGCGCACAAAGCCATCAAGCAATCAGAAAAAGCAGAGCCGAAGCAGATTGCAGAAAAGCCGCGCGGCCCTCGTATGAGCCGAACGCAGGAATACATCCCTGATTACGACGAGAGCCGCGCGCGCACTGAGCACCTGAAGGCTGAGTTGCTTGAGCTGGACAGGAAGCAGAAGGAAGGACTTTTAGTCCCGATGGCTGAAGTTCAGGCCAAGTGGGTCGAGATCGTCAACGTGGCGAAGACAAAAATCTTGGGCATTCCCAGTAAGGCCAAGCAGCGAATACCGGACCTGGATTCAACCGCCATGAGTTGTTTGGAGGACATCATCAACGAGGCGCTGGAAGACCTGGCTGCAGGAGGAGAACGATGACTGGAATTGAGGTCTTGGAAAGTGCGGCGCTGCAAGCCTTCAAGCCGCCGAAAAAGCTGAGCCTTAGTGAGTGGGCCGACGAGTATGCGTTTCTCAGCGCTGAGTCAAGTGCAGAGGGCGGGCGTTGGCGAACCCTTCCATATCAGAAGGGGATCATGGACGCGATCACCGACCCAAATGTTGAACAGGTCACGGTGATGAAGTCAGCCAGGGTCGGATACTCCAAGATCCTGAACCACGTCATCGGGTATCACATCCACCAGGATCCAGCGCCGATCATGCTGGTCCAACCGACCATCGAAGACGCCCAGGGCTACTCCAAGGAAGAAATCGCCCCGATGCTTCGAGACACACCTTGTCTTCGTGGCTTGGTGAGTGAGGCAAAGGCGAAGGACGGGGCTAACACGATTTTGCAAAAGCAGTTCCCTGGTGGGACGCTGAGCTTGGTCGGTGCGAACTCGCCTCGCGGCTTCCGCCGTGTCAGCAGACGGATCGTTTTGTTCGATGAGGTCGACGGCTACCCGGCATCAGCTGGTGCTGAGGGTGACCAGATCAAGCTGGGGATTCGACGGACTGAGTATTACTGGAACCGCAAGATTGTCTCGGGCTCTACGCCGACGGTCAAAGATTTCAGCCGCATTGAGCGGATGTACAACCAGTCGAACATGATGCGCTACTTCGTGCCATGTCCTGACTGCGGGCACATGCAGTACTTGAAGTGGCCAAATATCAAGTGGCGCGACGATGACCCGTCGACCGCAGCTTATGGATGCGAGAAGTGCGGCGTGCTGATTCCGCACTCAAAGAAAAGGTGGATGGTTGAGCGTGGCGAGTGGCGTCCTACCGCGCCTGGCAATGGCAGGCACGTCGGCTTCCATATTTGGGCTGCGTACAGCTACTCGCCAAACGCTGCGTGGTCGAACTTGGTAGAAGAATTCATCGATGCGAAGCACGACGCTGAGCAGCTAAAGACTTGGATCAACACGATTGCCGGAGAGGTCTGGGAAGACGAGTACGCCAGCAAGATGAGCGGCGAGTCGCTTCAGCAGCGTTCAGCAGATGAGAAATACAAGCAGGGAATGCCACCGGCTGAGGTCTTGCTTCTTACTGCTGGTTGTGACTGTCAGGACGACAGGCTGAGTATGTCCGTTTGGGGTGTTGCAAGAGACGAGGAGATGTACCTCGTCGATCGGATTGTCTTGCATGGATCGCCATCAAGGGCAGAAGTTTGGGCTCAGCTAGATGAAGTACTTCAGAGGCCTTACGAGACAGAAGATGGCAGGCAGTTAAACATTGAAGTTTGCTGTGTTGACTCCGGCGGTCACCACACGCAGGAGGTGTATCAGTACGCGCGTGAGCGCGCATCCATGGGTGTGATCGCGATCAAGGGTATGGGGCAAAAGGGCAAGCCGCCTTTGAGCAAGCCAACCAAGGTTGATGTCAACAGCAGGGGCCGTGCGATCAAAAACGGAACGCAATTATTTGGCGTTGGCGTAGATACCATCAAATCTTTGCTTTTTGGGCGCCTAAAGCACAACGACCCAGGCCCTGGATACTTGCATTTTTACCCAACAGTCGGTGCGACCTATTTTCAAGAGCTTACGGCCGAAAGACAGATCCTTCGTTATAAAAACGGCTACCCACAGAGGGTCTGGGTCAAGAAGAGCGGCAGCGCGAACGAAGCTCTAGACGAAATGGTCTATGCGTATGCCGCTTTGCACCGTTTGTACCAGAAATATGACCGCAGAAGTATCTGGGATCAGTTTGAGCGACGAAATGAGCCCAAACAGGCGCCTCAGCTAGGATCAAAGCAGCAAAAACGGCCTAAACGCCGTAATTTCGTCCAAAGCTGGTAGTTCCGTGAACATCCCAAGCGAGATTCGGGCCGGAAGCACGATCAAGTGGCGGGATGATCCGTCCACTGATGTTTTCGGCAACGAGGTCACAAGCGGTGACTGGACCCTCAAGTACTACCTAAGAACGAACGAAGCGCCAAACGGACATACATCTACTGGGTCTGCGTATCAGACAGGCTGGGAATTCACGATTTCCGCCTCAGATTCAGCGGATTTTGTCGCTGGTGACTGGTACTGGGAGGCGCTGGCGACCAAGGGCAGCGAAACGCTTGCCTTGGGCTACGGCCAGCTGAAGGTCGAAAGATCACTCAGCTACACGGGTGATCCGGGCCAGTTTGATGGACGCACTCAAGCGAAAAAGGACCTTGAGGCGATTCAAACGGCGATCAGGACCTTGATTGCTGGTGGAGCGGTTCAGGAATACAAGATTGGCAACAGAAACCTCAAGAGATACGACCTCCCCGATCTTCTTCAGCTTGAGGCTCGGTATAAGGCTGAGGTCAAGCGCGAAGAACAGGCCGAGCTGATTGCTAATGGCCTCGGGAATCCCCGCAACATGTTCGTGAGGTTCAACTGATCATGGGTATTCGGACTCGCGTCATGGATTTTCTTGGCTTTGGCAAGCCAAATCCTCGGGTGATTCGACGCGCGTACAACGGCGCGATGGTTTCACGCCTAACCAGTGATTGGCTGTCGACGCAGGCCAGTGCCGACTCAGAAATCAGGACCAATCTTCGCCGCTTGCGAGATCGCTCTCGCGAGATGGTGCGGAACAATCCGTACGCTCGCCAAGCCAAGCGAACGACTCAGATCAATGTGATCGGGACTGGCATCAAGCTCCAGTCTCAAGTCCTCCAGCTGCGCGGCAACAAGCGGGACAACCGGATCAATAGCGAGATTGAGGCAAAGTGGGGCTACTGGACTAGGGCCGATAGCTGCGACGTAGCTGGTCGCTATAGCTTCCACGACTTCGAGTGGCTTGCCACCGGCGCCATGTGCGAGGCCGGTGAGGCGCTTTTTCGGATCATTAGGCGCCCATTTGGCGAATCAAAGGTGCCGATCGCTCTTCAAATGCTGGAGAGCGACTTACTGGATGAGTCGTACCAAGGCCCTACGTCGAGCAAAAACAATGAATGGCGCAATGGTGTCGAGGTCAACGAGTGGGGGCGTCCGCTTCGCTACGCGATCTTGACTCGCCACCCTGGGGACACTTGGTTCTCAGGGAATCACAGCGCCAACGTCAAGCACGTCTTTTTGCCGGCTAGCGACGTTATTCACCTCTATATGCCTGACCGTCCGGGTCAGAACCGTGGGGTGCCTTGGTTCCACAGCGTGATGGCAGATGCCCATCAGCTGCAAGGCTACGAGGAGGCCGCTGTGATCCGCGCCCGTGCTGGCGCAAGCATCATGGGCTTCATCACCAACAACGAAGGCGAGATGATCGCTGACGACGTTGAGAACAGCCAGCGGATTGCAGAGTTCGAGCCTGGAACCTTCCGCTACCTGTCACCCGGTGAGCAGATCACCGTCCCGGACATCCACTCGCCGGACCAGCAGTTCGAGATGTTTGTCAAAAACAAGGTGCGGCGCTTCGCGTCTGGATTTGGCTGCTCGTACGAGACCCTGAGCCGTGACTTCAGCGACACCAACTACAGCAGCAGCCGCTTGAGCCTGCTGGAGGATCGCGAGCACTGGCGCGTGGTGCAGAAGTACCTGATCGACAACCTTCATATGAGGGTTTATCGCGAGTGGCTGAAGCTTGCGGTGCTGAGCGGCTACTGCAACTTCCCTGATTACGAGCTGCGTCCTGAGCGGTACGAAAATCCTCGCTGGATGCCGCGTGGCTGGAGCTGGGTGGATCCTCTCAAGGAAGTCAAGGCTTACCGCGAGGCGGAGCAGGCCGGCTACATGACGAAGGCTCAGATCATCGCCTACTCCGGTGGTGACTATGACGACAACGTCAACGAGCTTGCTCGCGAGCAAGAGCTTGCAGCTGAAGCCGGAATCAAACTCGACAAAGACCTTGATTTGACTGACGAAGGCGTCCAGCTGGAGTTGCTTCAATCAGAGGAGCCTCAGCCCAATCGCAAACGGAGCAATGGCAAGCGTCAACGGAGTTGAGATCGACCTCATGCCCAACGAGGGTATGAGAGCAGAGGCTCAGCGTTATCGCGATTGGAAGGCTGATGGCGAGGGCGGCGGCACTGAGGTTGCTGCCCGCCGCGCCAGTCAGATCCTGAGTGGCAACGAGCTAAGCCCTGACACGGTGATCACCATGTCGGCTTGGTTTGCTCGCCATGCGGTCGACAAGCAGGGCAAGGGATTTAGCCCTGGAGAGGATGGCTACCCGAGCAATGGAAGGGTGGCATGGGCCGCTTGGGGAGGCGACGCCGGCAAGAGCTGGTCCGATGCGCGAGCCAAGAGGATCAAAAAAGCTCAAGAGGGTAGACAATTAATTAGCAATAATGAGGAAGAACTTCTGAGCCCTATGGAGCAGGAACAGCAAAGAGCGGCGCCTGACGCTCTCAAGACAGGAGACTTTGTCTCTTGGAATTCATCAGGTGGCCGTGCTGAGGGCCGGATCGATCGGATTGAGCGCGACGGAACCATCGATGTTCCCGATTCCTCTTTCACAATCACCGGGACTGAGGATGATCCTGCTGCTCTTATCACTCTTTATCGAGATGATGAGCCAACAGATACGAAGGTTGGGCACAAGTTCAGCACTCTGACCAAGATCGCTGCTATTCGCGCCGAAGAGCCCGAGCAGAAGCGTGCCGTGGTTGGTGAGCGGATGCAGCGCACCGAGGCGACCGAAATCCGCAGTCTTGACGAGCGGAGTTTTGAGTTTCCTTTCAGCTCCGAGTATCCCGTCAAGCGCTATTTCGGTGAAGAGGTCCTGAGCCACTCTTCTGGTGCTCCTGATTTCATGCGCCTCAACGATGGCGCCCCGTTCCTTTTCAACCACGACCCGGACAAGGTCTTGGGTGTTGTTGAGCGGGCCTACTTGGATGAGGACAAGAAGCGTGCTTACGCCAAAATCCGCTTCTCGCGCTCTGATTTCGCCAAGCAGTACTTAGATGACGTGAAAGACGGCATCTTGCGCGGTATTTCGTTTGGCTATTCCATCAATGACGTGGAGCAGCGCGAAGAAGGAGTCCTTGCAACTAGCTGGACACCTCACGAATTGAGCTTGGTTTCGATCCCAGCTGACCCAACAATTGGGATCGGCCGATCACTTCTTTCAAAAGAGCCGTCTATGCCTGAATCTTCTCAACCTGAAGCCACTACTATTAACAACGAAGATCCTGTTGAAGAGCAGGAAACTCGTTCAGCGGTTCTGACCGCATCATCTACCCCCGCTCCTGCGATGGAAGAACAAACTCCAAACCTGGAGGTGATCCGGTCGGAGGCCAAAAAGGCTGAGAAAGACCGTGTTGCCGCCATCACCGCCTTGGGTGCTCAGCACTCGATGGCAGACCTGGCACGTCAGCTGATCGACGGAGACAGCTCCCTCGATGAGGCCCGTGCTGCTTTCCTCGAAAAAATCGGAACCTCCCAAGTGGAACAGCCTATTCGCTCTACCGATGTCACCTCTAACGACATCGGCCTGTCTCAGAAGGAAGTCAAGCGCTTCAGCTTTGTTCGCGCTCTGAACTTCCTGGCCAACCCTGGCGATCAATCCGCTCGCCGGGAAGCTGAGTTTGAGATCGAAGTCGGCAACGCCGCTGCCAAGCAGTACGAGCGTTCTTCCAACGGCATCGTGGTCCCCAACGAGGTGCTGCGTCGTGACCTGAACGTCGGCACTGCTACCGCTGGTGGCAACCTCGTCGACGACGTTCTGCTGTCTGGCAGCTTCATCGATCTGCTCCGCAACCGTCTTGCTCTGGCCCAGGCCGGCATGACCACCCTGAGCGGAATCAACGGCAACATCTCAATTCCGAAGCAGGGGTCTTCTGCAACGGCTTATTGGGTTGGGGAGGGGTCTTCTCCCACCGAGTCCCAGCAGACCATCGAGCAGGTCAATCTCAGCCCCAAAACTTGTGGTGCTTTTGTTGACTACTCCAGAAAGCTCCTGCTGCAGTCCAGCATCGACGTTGAGCAAATGGTCCGCGACGACCTGGCTCAAGTCCTGGCTCTTGAGCTTGACCGTGTTGGCCTGAACGGCTCTGGTTCCTCTAACCAGCCTCTGGGCATCATCAACACCACCGGCATCGGCACCGAAACTCTGACCAGCTTCGGCACCTTTGCTGAGTACATCGCGATGGAAACCGACGTTGCCGTCGCCAACGCTGATGCAGGCGCCCTGCGCTACATCATCAACGCTTCCGCCCGTGGCGCTCTGAAGAGCACCGAGAAGGCAAGCGGCACCGCCCAGTTCGTCTACGAGAACGACGAAATCAACGGTTACCCCGTGACCGTGTCGAACCAGCTCGCCAACAACGACGCTCTGTTCGGTGACTTCTCGCAGCTGATCATGGCGATGTGGTCCGGCTTGGATCTGACCGTTGATCCTTACGCAGGTGCAACTGCTGGCACCGTCCGCATCATTGCTCTGCAAGATGTTGACTTCGCTGTCAAGCAGCCCGGCGCATTCTGCTACGGCACCTGATACAGGTAATCGTCAAATCGCTTCTGACTCATGAAGGTTCAAATTCTGAGGTCAGTGATGATTTCCGGGGAGCCCGTCAAGGCGGGCTCCATTCTCGAAATCAGTGACACTGATGCAGTGACTCTCCTAGGACTTGGCAAAGCTGTTGAGTTCAAAGAGGAAGCCGCTGCCCCCAAGGCCGCTGCTAAAGCTGCACCCAAAGAAGAGCCTTCTGAGGAGGCGGCGGAAAAGCCTAAAACCACTCGACGGAGGACTAAGTGATGGGTATCGGCAATACTCGCCGGACTCTGACGGTGCTTTCTTTTGCACCTAACGACGTTGTCGCTGCAACTGGCAACGAAACTGGCATCGACCTTCAGGACTACGAAGGCGACATGACCCTGATTCTTGATGCTGAAGCCGGCGGCTCTGGCATCACCTATGCCGTGAAGGTGCAGGATTCTTCTGACAACAGCACCTTTGCTGATGTCACTGATGCTGCCTTCACCACCACCACCGCAAACACCGCTCTCGTTGAGAGCCTTGTGGTCAACACCGATGAGATCAAGCGCTATGCGCGTGTTGTCATCACTGTTGCTGGTGGCACTGGCACAGGTGCTGTGAGCGTGACTGGCCTAGCACGCAAGAAGTACGCCTGATTTTGATTTGCCGCCCCCGCTTTGCGGGGGCTTTTTCATATGGCGCTCTCATTTACTGAAGACCTGACGGCCTTCTTTGACACCCCTGGCTTTACCGAGACTGTTGTCCATAGCAGCGCAAGTGGTGTTGGCTATCTGGACCAGCCGGACGAGATTATTGCTGACGGCCTTGTCCTGACGACTGACTACAGGGTCACTGTGATTGCCTCTGTTTTCAGCTCTGTCTCCCACGGGGACACATTGACTGTTGCTGGTGTTGATTACACCGTGCGAGAGGTCATGTTGATTGACGACGGTAAGCTGAAGAGGATCATGCTGACCAAGGACTGATGCCTGAAATTTATGGTGCTTGGGCCAGTCGAAGAGACAATATTGTCGAGCTTGGCACCTTGACCTCGACCGCCAGCACTGACTCGGTTGAGGTCTCTGGCTCGAAATTCACCTTTGCGCACACGATCGTCGGCAGCAATGTCAGGACGATCGACGAGGGCAGCCTTGATGGCACTAACTGGTTTTCTCTTGATGGAGAGAAAACTCACGAGTCGACAGGCTCTTACGCCCATCACTACGAGCCTCGAATTGTTCGCTATGTAAGAACACGATGCACCTCTATTGGTGCTGATGAAAGTGTCAACATTTGGATGGCTTGCGACTCATGACTACTAAGCGCGAAAACATCATGGCGGCCATCAAGACCGCCTTGGCGAATACAAGCGGGGTTGGCACGCGGATTTACCGCAGCAGGGCCGAGCCTCTCAGTCGTGGCGAGTCTCCTGCGATTGTCATTGAACCGATCAGTGACATAGCGGAACAAAACACCAGCTTGCCCACGCTGGACTGGACTCTTCGCGTGCGGATCGTGGTGATCGAGCGTGCCGCGATCCCAGATCAAGCGGCTGATGACACCATCGAGTCGCTGCACAGCAAGATCATGAACGATCTAACCCTTGGCGGCTACGCCATTGACGTGCAGCCAAGTCGCACGGAGTTTGACATCGTCGAAGCCGACGAAACTCTGGGGGTAATTAGTAATGAATTCGAGATTCGCTATCGCACTCAGGTGGGCGATTTAACTCAATAGCGAGTTAGGGCTAGCGTGAACCTAAGCAGCCTCCCGAATTACCATGATTGATGAACACAGTGGTCAGGGTGGAACTTACCTCCTCGATCCTGAAACAGGCGTACGCACTCTGATCCAGCGGACGCAACCACCCCAACCATCACAGGAACCATCCGATGGCATTGCTACTCCGCAAACGACTGATCGTCATCGAGACGGAGTCGACGTACGGAACGGATCCAACCCCGGACGGGGCCGACGCCGTTCTAGTAACAAACCTGGACATCACTCCTCAAAGCAGTGACGCTGTCAGCCGAGATGTGATTCGCCCTTACTTGGGCGCATCTCAGCAACTGCTTGCCAACACCCGAGTTGAATGCACCTTTAGCGTTGAGCTCGCTGGTTCTGGCACTGCCGGCACTGCACCTCAGTACGGCAAAGCACTGAAGGCTTGCGGCCTGGCCGAGACTATCTCTGCAAATACCAGCGTCACCTACGACCCTGTTAGCTCCAGCTTCTCTTCGGTCACCATCCACTACATGATTGATGGCGTCCGTCACAAGGTGACTGGCTGCCGAGGGAATGTGGCAATCACGGCCAATGTTGGCGAAATCCCCACGCTTGATTTCTCCTTCACTGGCATTTACAACGCCCCTGACGACAGCGCGCTGCTGACTCCGACTTACGCCAATCAAGATGATCCCCTAATCTTCAAGAATGGCAACACCAGCAGTTTCCAGCTGTTGTCCTACGCGGGTGCGCTTCAAAGCTTCTCGATGGACTTGGGCAATGCGCTTACCTACAGAGAGCTCATCGGAGGCAGCAAGGAAGTTTTGATCACCGATCGGGCGGTGACCGGAAGCGTGACTATTGAAGCAGTCACGATGGCAACGAAGGACTTCTTCGCTGCTGCTGTTGACGACGACGCTGCGCTGGGCAACCTCCAGTTCACTCACGGCAACGTTGCGGGCAACATTGTTCAGTTCACCTCCAGCAAGGTGGACATCGGAGATGTCTCTTACGGCGACTCTGATGGCATCGCAATGCTGAACATTCCCTATACATGCGTCCCTGATTCGGCCGCCAATGCTGACTTCGATCTGATCTACACCTAAGGTGCAAATCGAGGGATGACAGGGGGGGAGCCTTTTCGGGCTCCCTTTTTTTGTGTAAGCTGAACGCGCTCATGCGCACTCTTTATGGCATTTGTCCGCAAAAAGGTCAAAACCTTCAAGTGGCCTGTCACCGTGACTGAGCCCAGTAGCGACAAGACTGGCAAGTTTGAAGAGTCGACTTTCACCGCAGTGTTCAAGCGAGTGAAAATGTCTGAACTGGAGAAGATCGCTGAAACTGGCGGCTATGAGTTCATCAGCAAAGTCCTCGTTGGCTGGGAGGGTATTGAAGATGAGGACGGGACTGCGCTTGCGTTCTCGAAAGATGCGCTGAAAGAGTTTGCTGATGAGGCCGACTGGACCCGCGCCGTACTGAGCGCCTACACCGCGACTTACGCAGAGGCAGAAGCAAAAAACTAAAAGAAGCTGCGATCTACTGGGCTTCTGGTGGAGAAGTCATAGAAGATAAGAGCCAAGAAGACGCAGCTGCCTTCGGAATAAAAATAGCCAAGCCCAAGCCCAAGCAGCCAGAGCACTTTGAGGTTTGGGAAGAAAACTGGCCTGCCGTTGAGATGTTTCTGCGCATGCAAACGCAGTGGACGGTCTCAATGAGCGGCTTGGTCGGGCTGAAGTACGAAGTCTTGCTTTGTTCCGGGGGCTTGTTTGACCTCTACAATGTGGAGGATCGTACTGATGTGCTTGAGCGTCTTCAGGTCATGGAGGCGACGGCCTTGACCGAACTGAGGAAAAGCTCCGATGGCTGAGCAGATTGGTGATCTCAAGCTAGTACTCAAGGTTGACGACGCTGGCGGTACTGCCGTCATCCAGAAGCTCCAAAGACAGCTTGCGGGTTTAGGCCGCACTGCGGTGTCGGCCACTTCACAAGGCATTGATCAGGTTGCCAAAGAGATTCGCAAACTAGACACTGTTGGCGTAAAAAATATTGAGACCCTGAGGGGTCAAGTGCAAGGCATGAAGGCTTTGCGCGAGCAAGCAGTTATTGGAAGCAGTCAGTTCAAGACTCTTACCAAAGATATTGATCGCTATTCCGCTGCTCTTAGCAAGGCGGAGGGCAAAAGGCCTGGTGGTGGCGGCAGGCTCGCCGGCTTAGCAAAAGGCGCTGGTGCTATTGCTGCTGGCGGAGTCTTTGGTGGACCAGAAGGCGCAATTGGCGGAGCAGCTGGCTTGGCGCTTGGTGGCGCTCCCGGGGCAGCAGTAGGTGCCGCAATTGGTGCTCAAGTTGGAATGTTCCGTCAGCAGCTTGGCGGCTTGGCCGAGTATTCAGCCGATTTAGCAAAGCAGCGATTAGCGCTGCAATTGGTAACAAAAAACGCTGATGAATATCAGCGAGCTCTCCAATTTATCGCCAGAACAAGTAAAGACCTTGCTATACCGCAAGATGTTCTTACTCGTCAATTCACAAAGCTTTCTGCCTCTGTTATTGGAGCCGGCGGCAATGTACAAGATGCGGAGAAAGCCTTTATTGGCGTCGCATCTGGCATTAGGGGCACCGGCGGAAGCCTGCAGGATCTTGAATCAGCCCTGATCGCTACATCTCAGGTCTTTAGCAAGGGCAAGGTGTCTGCTGAGGAGCTGCGACAGCAGATCGGCGAAAGACTTCCGGGTGCATTCACGCTGTTTGCCGAGTCACTGGGAATGACTCCGGCGGAGCTGGACAAAGCACTTGAAAAGGGCAAAGTAAGCCTGCAAGATTTTCAGACTTTTGCAGAAAAGCTGTTTACGGAGTATGGAGTGTCAGCCAAGGTGTTGGCCGACAGTCCAATGGCAGCCGGCGACAGGCTGAAAACTGCGCTGTCCAATCTGTCTGATACTGTCGGAGGCTTGCTTGCACCGATTGGCGCTGCCTTTCAATCGACCTTTGCTGATATTGCCAATGCAATCAATGGCGCCGCACAGGCCTTCATAAATTTCTTCGGCCTCACAAAGGCTGGGCAAATGGAGCGGCTGACCCGAAATATTGGCGTAACAGTAGAAAGGCTTACTGCATTCGACAAGCGGAGAGAAGAGCTCGTTAAGCGCGGAGCTGACACGACATATGTAGACTCGCAAATCAAAATGTTTAGAGAGCGCCTGGACAAGGCGACTGACGAGTACTACACGCTGCAAAAAATTGAAAATGCGATTGCGACAGGTCAAAAAGAAAAGCCAAGTGGATTACCAAAAGCTGAGCCCACTTCTCCTGGAGGCTCCTCAAAGCGCCTTCCTGCCTCTCAAAAGCTAGTTGACCTGCAAACCTTGCTTGCTGAGCGCACGGGCAAGGTTGGGGCGCATGAGCTTGCAACTCTCAACTACATGATTGCAAGGCAAAAGATTCTTGATAACAATCTTTTGCCGGCAACTGACAGGGAAGAGAAGCTGCAGGCGGCATTGGCAGCTTTTAGGAAGACGATATTTAATCTCCGAGAGAAAGAAACAAAAGAGCTCGAAAAGCAGCTTGAGAAGCAGCAAAAATTACAGGCCAGCTTCAACAAGGAGCTTGAGGATAGAAAGTACAGCCTTGGCCTTATAAGCAAAGATGAATACAACGAGGCGTTAATCAATCGCGAAAGAGAGCGCCTTGAAAAGGCTTACCCCGGCGCAGAATTTGCCGGGCAGCGTGAAGAAGCCCTCGCGCTTTTTAAGCAAGAAAAGCAACCCACTTTTCTGCAAAGCGCTGAGACCGAGGTCGCCAAGTTGAAGGATGGCTTGGACGAGCTGACCAAGCCCTTCAATCAGCTCAAGGGTGCTGCAAACGCATTTGGCGAGGGCATCGGCAAAGCCTTCACCAATGTTGTGACGGGAGCGCAAAGCGCCAAGCAGGCGATGGCCTCGTTCCTCAAGGACTTGGGTCAGTACTTCGTTGAGTACGCCGCGAAGGTCATTACTCAGATGATCGTGATCGCCACGATCCAAGCCGCGATCAAGGCGCTGGGTGGTCCGAGCCTTGGTGGGGGCGACACGGTAGACGCCCCGGCGCCTGATCCGCTCGTTCAGCCGGGTGTCATGGTGGCGGCCCAAGGTGCTGCCTTAGACAAAGGAGTCAAGCGCTACGCCATGGGTGGCGTGGTCAACAAGCCGACCATGTTCACCTATGCCGAGGGCGGCAGCGGTCGCTTTGGTCTTATGGGTGAGGCTGGCCCGGAAGGGATCCTTCCCCTCAAGCGTGGCAGCGACGGTCGCCTCGGAGTCTCGGCATACTTCGCCGACGCAAATGCGGCGATGGCCAAGGGTGCTGCCAATCGCAGCTCTGAAGCAGCGTTTGAAGAGAACTCTGATGCTTTGGCGATGGCCACCAGCTACGTCCGAGAGCGCAGCCAAGAGCGCGAACGCCAAGCTGTTTTGACTGGTGCCGGCGGCTCGATGTTGATTCAGACTCAGGTGATCAACAACGTTGAATACGCGACGATGGATCAAGTCGCTCAGGCCACTGCAACTAGCGCCAAGCAAGCGCGAGCTCAAGTCTTCGCCGATATGCGCAACAGGCCCTCGACCCGCTCCTCCATTGGTATTCGCTGATGACAGTTGCGATTGGAACTTATATCCGCCTTCTCAATGCGAATGGAAGTGACACGGGTTATCGCTTCCAAAACTTCTTCAAAGGCGACACCAGGACTTATGACTCACTGACGTATACATATTCTGGCTTTGGCTTCAGCGGCAGCACGTTGGACCTTGAGGGCGGAAATATTAGCGCCAGCCTTCTTGTTGCCTTGAACGAACTGAGCCTTGCTGTCTACAACCAAGCTGTCCTTGATCGCTGGCTGATCAAGCTGCGCACGGTTTGGCTGGATCCTGACACCCTTACTGAAGGTGAGACATATAGCGAGGAGCTTTACGCAGTGACCGGATTAGACCATGACAGCTCAAGACTGTCGGTACGATTGGGCAGTCCCTTGGATGCAGTCCGTGAGCACGCCCCGCGTCGCTCATTGACTCAGCAACTAGTCGGGGCCCTGCCCACTACTGGAGAAATATCACTGCAATGACTCTTTCTCCTAAGGGCCCTGAGCATATTGTCCTGCTTCCTCAGGACCGGGAGATCATGGAGATCACCGGTCTGAGCGAAAGCGAGTATCGGCAGTTTGTTCGCGAGATAAAGCGTTTCAGCAAGATCCAGCCAGGAACGATTGTCAATATTGGCCTTGATCTATTGCTGCTGAACATAGTTATTGGCATCGCCCTTAGCTATGCCGCATATCTGTTGATGCCCAAGCCAAGGGCACCGCAGCAGCCGCAGATCTCAAACAATACGATTCAAGGCCAGAACATTGTCAATGGCGCACGGTATACGCCGAAATCTGGATTCGACTCAGTTCAGAACGTCGTCGAGCTGGGCAGTGTCATTCCAGTTGTTTATGGCAAGCGTCAAGTCATCGATGGCGTTAGCTACGGCGGCGTTCGCGTAAACACCAATCTGCTTTGGAGTCAGATTTACAGCGTTGGTGGCGGCCAACTGCTCCGCGCCATTTTCTTGATCAGCGAAGGCAATATCAACTCAATCGACTCACAGCAATTTGCTGTTGGCAACAACCTGTTAACCAATTACGACCTTGCAGGTTCAAATCATGGGCGCATCGCTGTTTATTACAGCGGCGACGGTGGCCGGCTAAGAAGCACTGATCGCATCGCTGGTCAGCTGGCGGCAAATGATGTTGGCAATGCCGAGAATGATGGCGGCGCTGATGTATTCCAAGTCCGCTCCACCGATAACTTTTTTCAGCCCGACTTTTGCTTCACAAGCACGCCCTCTAATCAAAACGTTTTTGGTGTCCACGGATTTATAGGCAACAACTTTGGTTTCAAGCTAAACCCTGTCTTCAGGCCTGCTGTCCAACTGCAGCCTGACGACAACAACAATGTCCGTTGCCCTAACGACTGGCAGGCTCAGGCTCAGCGCAGCAAGCAAGCGGTGCTGTTTTCCGGTCGATCCGGGATTGTTGGGAACACAACGCAGCTGCGTACTGTCGCTGCTGGCGACACCTTTACTTACACGCTTTTCACCAGTTCAGATCAAGATCGACTGTTCACTCAAGTCAACCCAAACGGCGCAGATGGTGAGGAGAGTTGCGGTGACGTTGCTCAGGCAGTTGCAGGTCGCCAGCGGAATTACGACGAAGGCCTGACTATTGGCCAGATTTACAAGGTCGGCACTTGTGTTGCTATTTGCACTTCACGGACAGAGGCGACATTCATCTCTGACTCCGACAACAGCGGCATTGGCACTCCTCAACAGATTTCAGCTGAGTTTCAGGTCATCCGCCCTGGATACATCTTTGAGTACACCCAAGCCGACATCGAGGCTGACGGTGGATACAACGCATCGCAGCGCGGCCACATTCTGAAATTTGCAGAGGCTGTATTTGCAACAGATCGAGAGGCAAAGATTGTTGAGGTGGGCTTGCGCAGCAACGTGCAGTTGCAAATCAGTGGCCTGGCTAACTTCCGCGACGCCCACAGCTACACCCGTTGCGATAACGAAGCCTGCTTTGACTACAACGGCCAGAACGCCAACAACATTGAGGCAATCATCTTTCAAAGCGGCACATACAGCAGCCCTGACAATCGCTACAGCTTTTTCCGTGTGGGGTATCGAGCTGCTGGCTCAGAGGGCCCCTATACCGAGGTTGATGAGTTGTTTGCTATCCGCAGTGCGACAGGCGCAGCTGTTTACAACTACCTGCGCTTTGAGTACACCGAAAGTAACAGGTGGGACATTCGCCTTACCCCAATAAGCGCATTTGAAGCCAGGGGCGCTTTTACGGACAACTCATATGTAAATGTCCTTGACTACAAGGGCACTGCTCAGTCTGTGGTTGCAGGTGATTTGACCCTGAGATTTACCGGCTCTCAAGTTTCTCGTAGTACAGAGTCCTTCAATGTCGCCGCACTGACGACCCCCGACTATGTGGACCTCGGCATTGCGTTTGACGACGAGTACTTCTATGCAGACGCTTGGGCGCGATGCTCGGAAGCGTTCTTCTACAGCGAAATCACTTCTACCGCTAGCCAGCCTGAGCATCAGGTCGTTTATGTCAACACAATTGCAGAAAATCCTTCCACGCCTAATTACGACGACATGGCGATCGTCGGAGTGAACATCCGTAGCAGCACGGAGATCAGCCAACTTCAGCAGTTCAGCGTTTACGTCAACGAGGGGGTTGGCGCAACCAGCGACTTCCCTGATGTCTTGTACGACTTGATGACCAATGAGCGCTACGGCGTTGGAAAAGTCCTCAATGCAGAGCAGGTTGACCTCAACAGCTTTAACGAGGCATCTGCTTGGACTTATCGTCGCCGGTATTTCTTTGACGGTGCAATCTCAGAGCGAATCAACATCCGCAGCTGGGGCGCCAAGGTTGCCAACGATTACTTGCTCGATTTGGTGGTCCGCAATGGCAAGTTTGCCCTGCAGCCAGTAGCGACCTTTGGTGGCCCTGAAACGATTTCTGGTCTGTTTACTGCTGGGAACATCCTTGAGGACTCTCTTGAGTTCGCTTACGCCGATGTTCAAGACCGCGTACCCATCAGGGTTTCGGTCAAATGGCGCCAAGAAAAAGAGTCCTCCAACATTGAGGCCCGTGGCTTGTTCCCGGTGCTCCGAGAGGTAACGGTGCGAGAAACGGGTGTTGATGAAAACGCGCCGCTAGAGGAGATCGACATTAGTGACTACTGCACAAGTCAAGATCACGCGATTGATCGCGCTAAGTGGGAGCTTCGGAGACGGCGGTACGCCACCCACTCAATTAGGTTCGTCACCACGCCATCGGAAGCCTCGCTGGATATTGGCAGTGTGTTCAAGCTGGGCATTGAAACCGTCACTTACAACCAGCCCGCAAATGGCGCAATCGCTGACGACGGCACCGTGACTTCTTGGCCCGAGTTGGCTGACGGCACCTATACCGCGCTGTTCTGGGATGGCACAACTACGGACATTGAACAGATTCAGCTTCAGATCGCTGGGGGCAAGACTTCCAAGTCCAATGGGGTCTTCTGCATCAAAAACAGCACGACCGACGCTCAGACCTACAAGACCCAGTCGATCACATTCGACCAAGACGGCAACATTGAGGTTGAAGCCACTTATTTCCCGACTGACTCCACTGGATTTAGTCTGTTGACCAAGGGCTGGTATGAGTCCGACAACTGGGTTATCCAGGGCACGATATGAGCGTCTCTTTTCCTGCGCTTTCGCCAACCAAGCGGACTTTCACGCCAGGCACCTACCCCACCAAGAAGTTCAATGCCGTTAGCGGTGCGAGCGTGACGCGGCTGTATGGCAGCAAAGCGTTTGACGCAGAGCTGCAGCTTGACTTTGTGACCGGGGACTCAGATACGGCGTCGTTACTGGCGAGTTGGCACAGTTCCAAGGGAGGGGCGTACACGCTGACCCTTCCCTCTGAGGTTTTTAGCGGTGTCGCACAGAACCTCAAGGATCAAGTGCCGACCTACTTAAACTGGCGCTGGGCGGAGATGCCCTCAGTTGAGTCGATTTTTCCTGGACGGTCTAGGGTGAAAGTACGACTCGTAGCCACTTTGGACGCCTGAAATGGTATTAACCGGAGCTGATGGCCAACTGAAATATCAAGGCTCAGTCGTGGGCAAAGTCCGTGACTGGAGCATCACAGTCACCAAGGACGCCCTTGAGGACACCGCAATCGGTTCGTACGATCGGACTTACATCGGCGGCCTGCGAGGCACTACAGGTAGCGCCACTGTTTTATACGATCCCGCAAATTACCAAGCCACTGTTTTTCTGAACTCAATCTTCAATAACAGCGAAGAGGTTGAGCAGGTCAACTTTGTATTTAACCGGCTCGACAACAAGTCATTTGCTTGCACCGGCTTTGTCACCAGCGTTAGCCCCAGCATCAGCGTTGGAGCAGTTCAAGCGGTAAGTGTCAGCTTCCAAATTTCTGGCAAGCCTGTTGGAGAGTTCTAATGGCCGTTCTTGGCATCGGTGGAAGGCTTTACCTGAAGCGCGAAGCACCTGATGCGTGCGTCATTAGCTCTTCGGCTGTCACCAACGACAACTCGCTGCTGACCAACTGCTCTGGATATTGGACTGGGGACAAAGTCACGACATCTTGCTTGCCGACTGGCGGGGGCAATTTCCCGCCGAATCCCGATGGCTACGGGATGTACTACTCCAGCAAGTACTTTCAAGGCCCCAACCGCACGCAGGTCAGCGGCCTCGACGACGATTTCTATAAGTCCTCTGGCGAGGAGTACCCAACGGGTGAAGCTGGCGACGATTCACAGTTTTACTCCCGAGTGGGCGATGTATCCAATAGCGAGACCTTGGTGGACTGCGGCGATGGCACTTACTTTATTCATCTAGACGAGCTGGGTTCCATCAGCTTTTACAACTCCAGAGCTGACGCTCTTGAGGGAAGCCCTGACGACCGAGTCAGCTTGTTTGACAACTTGTTTGGCGTAATCGGCCTCGCACCATTCGGCAGCGCCAATTACAACAACGCTTTTTGGCGCTGTGTCGTTGGCATCGAGGACTACTCGTTCGGCGATGTCCAAGACATCTCTAGCTTGGCGTCGATTTGTGACGATGCTCCCGACTACGAATCTCCTGCATTTGATTCCGACGAGTACGAGAACGCCAACGTCTTGCCTCGTAGCACCCTGGCAGGCCAGACCGCTCCTTACTGGCAGCTGATCTGCGAGGTCGCAAACTGGTCGCTTGAGCTGTCCGCTCCAAGCGTTGACACGACCTCTCTTAGCGAGAAGTTTGGCGAGGCCGTCAAATCGCTTGTGACGGGTGGTGGTTCGGCTGAATTCTTGATTGATCGCGAGTCCTACGCCGAAGATCACGACAGCGGCACAACCCTGATGAAGCTGCTGCTGATGACAGAGCGCGGCTGCAAGGCTTCTGCCCGCTTTTACTTGGTCAACCGTGGAGGTGGCGTCCAAGGATCGGGCAACCAGATCCCTGGGGATTTGTATTACTCCAGTGAATTGCTGGTTACGAACAGCGCAGTTAACGTGCGCCCGGCAGACATCATTGCCGGCACGGCGAACTTCGTTACTACGGGCGAGATTAAACTGCTAGAAGCAACTGACACTGTGATCCTGTGACCAAAATCACTCGTGCCGGCCAGACCGGCTCCTCAGGACACATTGATGTCCCGCAATCGGGCTTTCGGGCTCAAATGGACGCATTGACCGATGCGGTCAGGCAGCTAGGCGGCAATGCGGAAATCACAAGTGGCTCGACTGTTGTTAATGACCCGCTGAGTGCGCAATACGTTCTTTATGTAAACCCGCAGATCGGTACTGATACTTTTGTTTCTGGCGATTATTCCAGCACTGACGACGGAACCCAGAGCCAAAAGCTGCGCCGAATTAGCTTGCAGCGCCTTGAGTGTGGCTATACCGAAGCTCGCCCGTTCAAAACGATTAACCGTGCCGTTATTGAAGCGGCAATTATCACAAGTCGCAGTTTTCTAGATCCCGCTGCTGGCGACGATCTGGTCTCGATCGTGCTGGCTCCCGGCGTTCACACCGTCTACAACGGCCTGGGCACTACCACTCCTGATGACTGGAGCGATGGGTTTACTCCGACCTCGGCTCAGCTCCAGCAGTACAACGACAACACTGCCGGCGGCCTGATCATTCCGCGTGGCGCGTCTTTGATCAGCCTGGATCTCCGCAAGACGCACATCCGCCCTGACTACGTTCCATCACCTACTGACGAGGCGGCCGATTACAGCAACCGTGGCACGATCTTCCGTGTCACTGGCGGCGGCTACTACTTCGGCTACACCTTCCTCGACAAGGTTGGCACTACAACTAGCCACCACCTGCTGGATTGCTTCCAATTCACCAGCGAGACCCAGCTCGACGCGCTGTACGCCAAGGTTTACTCCAAGCTTGGAACCCTGGGCGGCCTGAGCCAGGCCAACACCGACAGCCGTGAGGTTGAGTACCAAATCACTGGTCCTCGCCCTGCGACTGCATCAACCGCTGTCGACACGGTCAGCAGCTCTAGCCCTTACATCTACAACTGCTCGATCCGTTCGATCTACGGCCTTTGCGGCATCTTTGCCGACGGCTCCGCCGCTCAAGGCTTCAAGTCGATGGTGGTCGCCCAGTTCACGGGCGTCTCCCTGCAGAAAGACCCTGACAACTGGGAGAAATACGACAGCGGAAGCTGGACTGCAGTCGACGACTATGCCGACTACATCGCGCAGGACCCCGACAACGTTCGGATGGACCCTGCACGGCGTTCGTTCCACGTTCGTGCAGTCAACAACGCTGTTATCCAAGAGGTCAGCGTTTTCGCCATTGGCCAAGGCATCCACCACTGGGTGGAGAGCGGCGGCGAACTGACCGTCACTAACAGCAACTCCAACTTCGGTGGTTGTGCCGCTTTGGCTGAGGGATTCCGCAGCGAAGCCTTTAGCGCAGACTCCAACTGGACCGTTAATCGCCTGCGGGTTGCCACCGACCTAACGGAGAAGACAGGCAACGTCAAAAAGATCCGCATTGGCACCGTCGCCAGCGGCACTGCAAACAACGCAACGACGATTGTTCTTGAGGAGGCGCTTGAAGCTGGCACCTACAACTCTGAAATCCCTCGCAAGCTGGAGCGCGACGACTACAGCTTCACTGAGGATTCCTACATTTGGATCGAGAACAGCCGCTCTGCCGACTACCGCGCACAGCTAGCTGCAACGGCTTGGGCCTCGGCTAGCCCCACTCAGATTGTCGTTAAGGCGGCCTTCGAGAACGAAGACGGCACTGCTCCTGGTGACAACGTTCTTGACAGCAACAACCAAGACACCGGGATTGATTACCCAGATCTTGCCGGCGCAAACGTCTACATCCGCCGCATTCAGGACACTCGTACCAGCTCCGAGCGTCGCTTCGGCCTTTTGGGCGCCAACAGCAACGCAACCGCCCGGACTCCGCTGCGCGATTACATCCTGCAGACCAATACGTCCGCAGGCCATATCGACAGTCTGATCCCCACCACCGCTTCTATTGGTGTTGGCACATCGGCTGCAGTTACTGACTCTGCCGGTAACAACGCACTAATTGAGCTACGTCGCCTCAATCCCTCCAACACTTGGGTTGCAGACACCTACTACCGAGCCGGAGACACTGTCCGCAACAACAACAAGCACTACACCTGCATCCTTGAGAACAGCGATGCAGCGTTCGACGTTTCCAAGTGGGCTGAATCCTTCGTCCACATGGAGGAGGCTTACAACGCTGAGGACTACTTCAAAAACACCCAGCCAACCATCGTTTTCGACAACGACACTGCTGGCACGGTTGATTCCACCACCCTTGGCTACAACTTCAGCACTGTCTGGGCAAATGATGCCCGCGTTCGGGCTCAGTATCGCTCCGCCACTGACTACAAGGGCGTCCATTCGTTCTTGACCAGCATTGGCTTTAGTGCCGCTGACGCTCACACGATCCTTCTGCCCAAGACCACGGCAAACCGGGACCGCAACCCCAGCAGCGCACTAGACAGCATCGCCAACCCAAGCGGTGCCGCCAACGCTTGGGCCAACTGGTCAATTGAGTTCCGCCGTCCGTCGAACATTCGTCTGTTCGGCCACGCCTACGAGTGGGCTGGTTACCTCAACTACTCCAAGGCGATGCCGGAGTACCAGCGCGATCTGGGCACCACCAACAAGTTCACTTACTACTTCACCAACCAAGACGCTGGCCGCGTTTACGGCAGCGGCTTCAACGAAGAGGGCTTTTTGGTCACGCCCCAAGGCATCCAAGACCTGAGCACTGGTGAATCTTCCAGCTTCGATTCGCTTGGCTCGGAGCAGCCCACTGACGAGATCGAGTTCCCGACCTTCTACGACTCGCTCAGCGTCAACAATCTGACGGTCAACACTGAGCTTGCACTCAACGGCACGTTTAGCGGCAACCCGACGTGGGACGGCGGTTTTGGCGGCGTTCTTCCCGAGCTGCCCGAATCCAGCGAAACGGTTCAAGGCATTGTTGAGCTGGCGACTCAAACCGAGACCCAAGCACTGGCCTCCAACTCGCTGGCTGTCTCACCGTTCGGTCTGTCCAGCGCACTGACCGATCTACAGACCACCATCGTCAACTCGATCACTAACCAGCTGGTTCCCACTGGCACGGTGATTCACGTCGCTGGTGCAACTGCCCCGGCTGGTTGGCTGATCGCTAACGGCGACACAGTTCCGAACGGCACTGGCACGGTCCAAGGCGTCACCGCAGATTTCTCTGGTCTGTTCACCGCCCTTGGCACGACCTACGGCGGCGCCGGTGTTCTGCCTGATTTGCGCGGTCAGTTCATTCGTAGCTGGAACTCCGGTGCGAACGCTGATGGAGACACATCGGCGCTTGATTCAAGCCGTGTTCGTGGTTCAGACCAAGACGACGCAACGGCCATGCCGACGAGCGCGTTCACTGGCTCGACCAATACTGCAGGCAGTCACGCTCACACGATTACCGGCGGTGACGCAGGTCGCACCAGTAGCGGCATCTCGACTGCATTCAGTGGAAGCGGTATCGGCGACGAGACTCCCACCATGAACAGCGCAGGCAGTCACAATCACACCGTCACGATCACCGGTGGTGATGCAGAGACCCGCCCAACGAACGTCGCATTGCTTGCTGTGATTAAGTACTGATCGCTAGACTCAGGGCACCTCTGAATAGGGGTGTCCTGCGGCTGAATAGCCATGTCCGTACAGCTCGTACTCAAGAACAGCTCTGTTCAGGACAAGGAGGCCACCGCATCGCAGCTTGCAGTTGGCGAGCTTGCACTTAACTATCACTCTTCCGGCCCATTTCTCCAGTGCGAGGACAGCGCCGGCAACATCTGGCGCTTGGGCGGCGTCGTTATTGCATCGACCGCACCATCAAGTCCAAGCAAGGGCGCTTGGTGGTTAGATAGCGACGACAACAGCCTGTTTTTTTACGACGGCAGCAGCTGGATCAGCATCCAAACTGGCGAGACCGCTCCTGGCGACATCACCGAGGGCACCGCACGCCAACTGCTTCAAACCAATGCTGTTGGCAACGGCACCGAGTGGACCAGCGATATTGATGTTCCTGGCACGCTTGATGTCACCGGCGTCGCCACTTTCGACAACAACGTTGTCATCACCGGCAACCTGACGGTCAACGGCACGACCACCACGATCGACACCACCACGCTGGTTGTCGAGGACAAGAACATCGAGCTTGGTGTCGTTGGCACGCCCACCGATACCACTGCAGACGGTGGCGGTTTGACCCTGAAGGGCGCTACCGACAAGACACTTAACTGGGTTAACAGCACTGATAGCTGGACTAGCAGCGAAAACGTTGACCTTGCTAGTGGCAAGACTTACAAAATTAATGGCACAGATGTTTTAAGTGCCACTGCGCTTGGATCTGCAGTTCAAATCAGCAGCGCCAACATTCCCAGCGGCACAATCGTCAATGACGACGTAAATGCTAGCGCTGCAATAGCTCAGAGCAAATTAAATCTCAGCATCACAAACGCTGAAGTCAATGCCAGTGCGGCCATCGCGCAGAGCAAGCTGGCACTTGACATCACAAACGCTGAAGTCAATGCCAGTGCAGCCATCGCTCAAAGCAAGCTCGATCTAAGCATTACCAATGCAGAGGTTGACGCATCTGCAGCCATCGCTCAAAGCAAGCTTGACCTCAGCATCACTAATGCAGAAGTCAACGCCTCAGCCGCTATTGCAGGCAGCAAAATTCAAGCAGCTTCTACAAGTAATGCCGGCGCAGTTCAGTTAACAGACAGCGTTAGCAGCACTAGCACTACCACGGCTGCAACACCAAATTCGGTTAAAACAGTCAATGATTTAGCTGCAGCTGCGCTGCCAAAGTCTGGCGGAACCGTCACTGGTGCGTTGGAGATTGGCACCGCCGGGTCGCTTGTTTTTGAGGGTGCAACTGCTGACGGGTTTGAAACCACGTTGGCTGTCACCGATCCAACTGCTGACCGAACCGCAACGTTGCCTGATGCAACGACCACTTTGGCTGGTCTTGCGGTAGCTCAGACTTACACCAAGGCACAACGCGGCAGCATTACAACGCTGACCAGTGCAACCACGGTAACGCCTGATTTTGCAGCATCAAATAACTTCACTTTGACGCTTGGCCACAACATTACGCTGGCCAACCCAAGCAACTTGACTGCCGGTCAGTCTGGTGCGATCTTCCTAGTGCAGGATGGAACCGGCAGCCGCACTGCAAGCTTCGGCAGTTACTGGGATTTCCCTTCTGGCAGCGCACCCACGCTCACGACGACCGCCTCAAGCGTTGATTTGCTGGTGTATGTCGTGAGATCTACGACTAGCATTCACGCACAACTGCTCTCCAACTTCAGCTGATCAATGGGCATTCCTGGAAGCGCCAATCTTCTGCTTGCTGCGGCTGAAGCGGAGCCTTATCAGCTTGAGCAGAGCTTGCGGTTTAATCCTGCTGACGACACTACACTTACCGTTCACAGTGGTTGGTCATCTCAACGAAGCTGGACGTGGAGTTGCTGGCTTAAAGTTTCGAAAATATCCAGCGAGCAGTACATTTGGCTAAGCAGAGGCACGAATAGTGGACTTCATTTAACCGCTTCTAACGAATTGCGCACGCTGTTTAACAGCTACGGTGTTGGGACTGGTGTTTATTTAAGAGATCCAAGCGCCTGGTATCACATAGTCGTAAAAGCTGAGGACTACTCCGCCTCTTCGCCCGGCTATAGCGACATCTACGTTTATGTAAACAACGAGCTTGTGCAGACCAGAGACGCCCAGCCTAGGGGGGTTTTTACTTTTAGCAATCAGACGGTATATATCGGTAGGTACGGAGACTACACTCCGGCTTCGTATGAATTTGATGGTTACATGGCGGAAATGCACATGACCGACGGAACCGCTTATGACCCCACTGATTTTGGTGAGTATGACGATAATGGGGTTTGGCGACCGATTGAAGTAACTGGTCTAAATTACGGCTCCAACGGCTTTTATCACACCTTTGACCCCTCTGCCACCAACGGCATCGGTCACGATCACAGCGGCAACGGCAATAACTCCACGCCTTATGGCTTCACCACCTCCGGCCCTGGTACGGACGTGTTTAGCGACACGCCGACGACGAACTACTGCACGATAAACCCGCTTAATAACGGGACAGGTGACACCGAAAACGGCGTACTTGAGCACAGCCGCGGAACTGGTGACTCAAACTCAACAACATTTGGAACGTTTGGGGTTACCTCCGGCAAGTGGTACTGGGAGGCGGAGTTGTATTCCACCAGCGGTGGTTCGTATTCCATCGGCATTGGCTTTGGCAACGATGATATGGTGCTTGGCGACAACACCAAGTGCTTGGTCTACTCGTCATACCAAGGCGAAAAAGTAGGCAGTGGCTCCTACACGTCCTACGGCGACAGTTATGGAGTTGGCGACATTATCGGTGTCGCGTTGGACCTTGAAACTCAAGACATTGAGTTTTACAAGAACGGGGCATCACAAGGCGTAGCGTT